TTTCGCATATTAAAAAACAAGCAGAAGAAACTTCTAAATCATTAGGTAAAGAACGAGGTGAAGCGCCAGACATGGTAGGTACTGGAATGCGTAATGCTCACTTGTTAGCTATCGCACCAAACGCAACAAGCAGTATTATTTGTGGCAGCACCAGTCCATCTATCGAACCTATGAGAGCAAATGTTTACAGTCAAAAAACTATGAGTGGTACATTTTTAATGAAAAATAAATATTTACAAAAAATATTAAAAGAAAAAGGCATTGATAATGATACTACCTGGAAAAGTATTTTAGCTAAACGTGGTTCAGTAAAACATTTAGAAGAATTATCTGAATTAGAAAAAGAAGTATTTGCTACAGCTATTGAAATAGACCAACGATGGATTATTGATTTAGCTGCTGACCGACAACAATATATTTGCCAATCACAAAGTGTAAATATTTTTGTGCCTGCTGATGTTAACATTAAAGATTTACATTTGTTACATTTGTCAGCCTGGAAAAAAGGATTGAAGACACTTTACTATTGTCGTTCAGAAGCAATTAAAAGAGCAGAAATAATTTCAACAAAAATAGAAAGGGTAGTTAGACCAGACGCAGAAGACGAGTGTCTAGCTTGTCAAGCATAGTATGGCAAAAGTTAAAAAGAATTTACTTAATGTAGAAGCACACGAGACTAGGTCTAAATATAAAAAAACTAGCATAGGTAAAAACCCTAGCACTAGTATGCTTAACAAAAGTAAACGTAAAGGCAGAACAAGAAAACAACTTAAATATAGAGGGCAAGGAAAAAAATGACCGACAGTAGTATATTTGATGGTTTAGATAAACCAAAAAAGAAATGTTGTAGTTGTCACAAAAAACAAAAGCAAACAGTTTTGTGGACAATCTACCATACAATTTTAGCATTAGAATTAGGAGTGATAATTTTGATTGAAGGAATTGAATTATTAAATAATTTTTAATGGAACATAGACATATAATTATAAGAGCAGAAGTTAAGCAACCTCCTACAGATATTCGTAAAATAAAAAAATGGATAAAAAAATTAATTTTATCTATTGGTATGAAACGATTGGGACAGCCAATTGCAGTTTACTGTAATAAAGAAGGCAATAGAGGATTAACGTGTGTGTCTTGTATTGAGACATCACACATTGCAATGCATTCATGGGATGAAACAAACCCAAGCATTGTGCAATTGGATGTTTACACTTGTAGTACATTAGATAAAGAAATTGTTTTTAAATATCTTAATGAATTTGAACCAATAAATTTATCATACGCAATTTTAGATAGAAAAAATTTAATCAAAATAGAGGAGGAAAAATGAGTCTATTAAAAACTAGAGAATATTACAAACCATTTCAATATCCGTGGGCTTTTGAAGCTTACGACCAACAACAAAAAATGCACTGGCTTCCAAGTGAAGTGCCATTAGCAGAAGACGTTAGAGATTGGAATGAAAGATTAACTGATAAGGAAAAGAATTTAATTACACAGATTTTAAAATTCTTTACGCAAGGCGATGTAGATATTGCTCAAGCGTACCTTGATAATTATATTCCAAAATTTAAACCACCAGAAATAAGAATGATGTTATCTTCAATTGCTACAAGTGAAGCTAATCATGCACACTCTTATTCATTATTAAATGATACAATTGGTTTACCAGATAGTGAGTACAAAGCTTTTCAAGAATATAAAGCTATGGCTGACAAACACGATTATTTATTTAGAAATAAAGGTGAAGGTGTTGAAGGCATGGCAAGAGAACTTGCAACATTCTCAGCGTTTGGTGAAGGACTACAATTGTTTGCTTCATTTGTAATGCTTTTAAATTTTCAAAGATTTGGAAAAATGAAAGGAATGTGCCAAATAGTTACCTGGTCCATAAGAGATGAAAGCCATCATGTTGATTGTTTAATAAAATTATTTCATGCATTAGTTGATGAAAACAAACACATTTGGAATGATGATTTTAAGAAAACTTTATACGACATTGCTAGAGACATGGTATCATTAGAAGATAAATTTATTGATTTAGCATTTGAACAAGGTGGTGTGGAAGGTATAGAGCCAGACCAAATTAAACAATACATCCGTCATATTGCAGACCGAAGACTGTTGCAGCTAGGCTTAAAACCTAATTTTGCTGTTAAAGATAATCCATTACCTTGGCTTGATTGGGTTTTAAATGGTGTAGAGCATACAAATTTCTTTGAAAACAGAGCAACAGAATATGCAAAAGGAAGTATGACTGGAAATTTATGGGGTTAATAGTACCCATATTAGAAGGAAAAAGGTATGAACCATTTAGATGACATTCAATTACCCTACACAGTAGACGAATTAATTAATCTTTTAGATAAAGTTTTTCCAGAAAAAGCGCCTGATTTAAAAGACAATGAAAAAACTGTCTGGCACAAAGCAGGACAACGAAGTGTAGTCAATTGGTTAATTGAATTGAAAAAAAGAAATGAAAATAATTTATTAGGGAGTAAATAATATGTGTATATCATCGACAAAGTCTGCGCCAGTTATAACTAGACCAGACCCAAATATAAAATATGTCGATGGGAATGTATTTGACCCTAAAGATTCTTCACCAGAAATAGATAAAACACCAGTGAAGAAAGAAACAACAAAGAAAAGCAGTGTATCGCAAAGTTCAGACATAACGACAAGTCAATCATCTGATTTAACGATACCTTCATATTAACAAGGAGAAATAACTATGTGTATGAGTAGTCCATCGCAACCACCTGTACAAGAAACAGTTACGCCAGTAAGACAGGCTGTACAATCAGGTGATGAATTAGCACCTTCTATTGAATTAGCTTCTGAAGATTCTATGGAAATAGCAAAAAAGAAGAAATCAAAAAAAGGTACAGTAGCTATGCAAACTGACTTAAATATTCCAGGTTCTAGTGGAACAATAATATAAGGAATTCCAAATGGCAGAAAATTTAATTAACTCGGCAGAAAGTCGATATAATGCTCTGTCAGAAAAACGAGAACACTTTTTAGAACGTGGACGTGAGTGTAGTGAATTGACGATACCAACTTTAATTCCAGAAAATTCATTTACACCTACACAAGATTTCTATAGCCCCTTCCAATCAGTTGGAAGCAGAGGTGTTAATAACTTAGCTAGTAAACTCTTACTATTATTACTTCCCCCTAACCAACCATTTTTTAGATTAGCTATTCAAGGTAAAGCTAAAGAACAAGTTGAAGAACAACCACAACTTAAAACTGCGATTGAAAAATCTTTAGCAAAAATTGAAAGAGAAGTTATGGGTAAAATAGAGTCTCTTGCAATTAGAGTTCCAATCTTTGAAGCTATAAAACATTTAATTGTTGGTGGCAATGTACTTTGTCATTTGCCGAAAAAAGGTTCAATGAGAGTTTTTCCATTAAATCAATATGTATGTAAAAGGGATGGTGACGGAAATTTATTAGAAATAGTTGTAAAAGAAAATGTATCGGTTCTAAGTTTAGAACCAGAAGTTAGAGAAATAGTGTTACAACAAATGAGTAAAGAAGACGCTAAGTCTGAAACTTCATGCGATTTGTATACACACATTTACAAACTAGATAATAAAAAGTTTTATGTTTGCCAAGAAGTAAAAGGAATTAAAATTCCTACATCAATTGGTGAATATGCTGAAGACCAATTACCATGGATTTGTTTAAGAATGGTACGTGTAGATTCTGAGGACTATGGAAGAAGTTACGTAGAGGAATTTATTGGTGACTTGAAGAGCCTTGAAGGATTATCACAATCACTTGTCGAAAGTGCTGCGGCTTCTTCTAAAATGGTATTTATGGTCAAACCAAATTCAACAACAAAGAAAAGAGATTTAGCAGTAGCACGTAACGGTGACATTATATCTGGAAATCAAGATGATGTTAGCGTGTTACAAGCACAGAAATTTTATGATTTACAAACAGTAGAAAAAGCAATTGGTAGACTTGAAGAAAGACTAGCATATGCATTCTTACTTAATACAGCAATTCAACGTCAAGCAGAAAGAGTTACTGCTCAAGAAATTAGATACATGGCTAATGAACTTGAAACAGCTATGGGTGGAATTTATTCTTTATTATCACAAGAATTACAATTGCCTTTAGTCTCTTTGTTAATGACAAGAATGGGAAGTAAAAATGAAATACCAAAACTTCCAAAAGGTTCTGTAAGACCAACTATTATTACTGGTGTTGAAGCACTAGGTAGAGGTAATGACTTACAGAAACTAAGAGAGTTTGTATCTGAAATAGGACAGTTAGCACAAATGAACCCACAAGCAGTACAGATGTTAAACATCGGTGATTTAATTGAAAGACTTGCTACAGGTCATGGAATAGAAACAGAAAATCTAATCAAGTCCCCAGAACAGTTACAAGCAGAACAAGAACAACAAATGCAAATGCAACAACAACAAATGATGATGGAGACAGCACAAAATGTTGCTCCTAAAGTTGCAGACAATGTTACAAAACCAAGAGGATAATTAAATGGTAGAACAAGTAGAAATAAAACCTACAGAAGAAACAGCAGATAAACCAATAGAAGAGTCTAAAGTAAATAGACCAGAATGGTTACCTGAAAAATTTAAATCACCAGAAGATATGGCTAAAGCTTACGGTGAATTAGAAACTAAATTAGGACAATCAGAGCCTAAACAAGAAGAAGTAAAAGAAACAGAAACTAAAAAAGAAGATGACTTGTCAATCGACAAAGCTGAAAAAGCAGTTGAAAATGCAGGTCTAAGTATGGAAACTCTACAACAAGAATATAATGAGAGTGGACAACTTAATGATAAATCTTATGAAGCTTTAGAAAAAGCAGGCATACCTAAAGATTATGTGGATGCTTTTATTAAAGGACAAGAAGCTATAGCTACACAAACTGCTAATACTTTAAAACAAGAAGTTGGTGGTGACGAAGCATATAAAAACATGATGACATGGGCTTCTGAAAATTTAAGTGAAGCTGAAATCAGCGCTTACAATAGAACTGTAAACGGTAAAGACATCGAAGCAACTAAATTAGCAATCGCAGGATTGAATGCTAAATATAAAAATGCTGAAGGTGTAGAACCAAGTTTAGCAAAAGGTGATAGACCAAGCACAAGTAATGCAAGTGGCTATCGTTCATGGGCTGAAGTAACAGCAGCAATGTCTGACCCAAGATATGCAAAAGACGAAGCTTATCAAGCTGATGTTCAAGCTAAAATAAAGAATAGTAGGTTGTAATGGCAAAACGTGGACTATACGCAAACATTCATGCTAAACGACAAAGAATCAAAAGTGGCAGTGGTGAAAAAATGAGAAAGCCTGGAAGTAAAGGCGCACCAACAGCAGCAAATTTTAAACGAGCTGCAAAGACTGCCAAATCATAGTTGTGTTACCTCTATAGGTAGCAACTTGCTAACACAAAGTTAAGTACATTAACTTGACCGTTCCGAGGAACGACAATCTTGTGAAGGATAAGACTGAGTGAAGGCTTTTAAATCAACAAAGCTATAAAGGAGAAAAATATGGCAGTAGGAAACCCAGCCGCAATAGGTCGAGTGAATACTGGTGGTGCTGAAGATGCTTTGTTTTTGAAGGTTTTTTCCGGAGAAGTTCTTACTTCATTCGAAAGAGCGTCAAAAACTGAAGGTGCAGACATGGTCAGAAGTATCGCTTCTGGTAAGTCAGCAACTTTCCCAGTAATGGGAAGAGTCGGTGCTGAGTATCACACACCTGGCGCAGAAATCGTTGGATTGAATGTTAACCACAATGAAAAGGTTATCACAATTAACGATTTACTAATATCTCATGTGTTTTTAAGTAACCTTGAGGAAGCAAAGAATCACTGGTCAGTAAGGTCAGCGTATTCAAGCGAAATTGGAAGAGCATTAGCTTTCCAAAAAGATAAACATATCTTACAAACAATCGGACAAGCAGCACAAACTACAAGTGCAAACGTTGCTGACACATCGTACCCTACAGGTACAGTGTTAACTAACACTGCAATTGCTAGTGCAACTGCTTCAACTTCTGCTAATGGATTCATTGATTCATTATTTGATGCAGCTAAAACTTTAGACAACAACTATGTACCGTCTGAAGGAAGAGTATGTTTCTTAAAACCAGAAATGTATTACAAATTAGCTAACGCAACAAACGCAATCAATGTTGACTTTAGTGGTAGAGGTTCAATTGCTGAAGGTAAAGTATCGATGATTGCAGGAATTACATTAATCCCTGTACCTCATTTCGTTGCTTCTAACATCACTACTGGTGCAGATGCAGGTTCAGCAACTCAAGGTGGTTCAACACCTCAAGCTGTTAACTTAGCAAACTACGAAGGTTTGGTATCTCACCCTAGTGCAATTGGAACTGTGAAGTTAATGGACTTGGCTACTGAGATGGAATACGACATCAGAAGACAAGGTACGCTAATGGTTGCTAAATACGCTATGGGACATGGTGTATTAAGACCGGAAGCAGCAGTAGGAATTAAAGACGCTTAATTTTTAAGTATCTTTATACTTATAAGGAGTGGGGGAAGAGGGAGACTTAATCCCCCACTTTAATTATACAAAGGATAATCATGACAACTCAAATTACACCAACAACAGAATTACAAGCGATAAACACTATGTTAAGTTTTATCGGTGAAGCACCAGTGTCAGCCATTACAGGTAACATTGGTACTGACGTTGCTGTAGCTAAAAATATTTTAGATGAAACGTCTATGAGTGTCCAATCACAAGGATGGTTTTTTAATAGAGAATTTGAAGTAACACAGAATAGAGACTCAAATAATAAAGTACCTCTAGACGCAAACTGTGTTCAAGCTGAAGCATCATCACCGTATCAATACTTTTATCAATACACAATTCGTAATGGATTTTTATATGACTTAAAAAATCATACCGATGTATTTACATACAATCCACAAATAGACAAAGTTTTAGTACAACAATTTGAACATCTTCCAGAATACGCAAGACGATACATTGTAGTTAAAGCTTCTAGAAGATTTGCAGCTCGTTACATTGGTGCAAATGAATTAGTTAAATTAGCAGGCTTAGATGAGAATGAAGCTCATGTAGCTTTTGAACAAGCAGACTCAAGAGCAATGGACGCAAACATCTTAAAAGATGAATACAACATGAACTACATTACTAATCGTGGCAATAAACGTTCATCAAGGAATTAATCTATGGCATTAATATCTCAGTCAATTCCTAACTTAATTAACGGAGTAAGCCAACAAAACTCGGTACAACGAAATGTATCACAATCAGAAAATCAAATTAATTTTCAATCAAATATTATTGATGGTTTATCTAAAAGAGCAGGAACACATTTTGTAGCAAACTTATTATCTAATCAAGCAATACCAAATAATTGTGCAGTACAATGGATTAATAGAGATGCTAACAATCAGTATGTTGCTGTGTTTTATAATCAAGGTGTTAAAGTTTTTGATTTAAATGGTGTAGAAAAAACAGTTAGTTTTCCAGATGGAACTTCTTACTTAACATCTACAAACCCTTTAGAAGATTTTAAATTTACAAACATTGCTGACTATACTTTTTTATCTAATGGACAAACTACTGTAGCAGAAAACTCAACTACTACAGCAGCCAAGGTACAAGAAACAATTGTTTATGTTAAAAGTTCACAATACGGTAGACAATACAGTGTTAAATTAAATCATTCTACATGGTCATATCCAATAGAAGTATTGTTTCAAATGCCTACTGGTAATGACGCATCAACAGATGGTAAATTTAGAGATACAGAAAAGATTGCTCATATATTATTATATGGAACAGCGTCTTCACACTGGTCAAGTACGGCAGATGGAATTGGTTTTAAAACTATAAGAGCAGACACAGGCGCAACTTTAAGTACGTCTCAAGGTTTAGCTAATTATTCTGGAATTACTGGAACATTTTCAAACACACAATATGGTAACACAATTTATCTAACTTGTTCTAGTGGTACTTTTACAGTCGAAACAACAGACGGTTTTGGTAACGAAGCTATGTATGCTGTTAAAGATGAAATAGCTGATTTTACAGATTTACCTTACTACGCAAAACCAGATATGATTATTAAAGTAACTGGTGAAGAAGGTGATACTCTTTCAGACTATTATGTAAAATTTGTAGCTAACGGTGTTTGGCGAGAAACTGTAGGACCAGGAGTAAAAATTGGTTTAGACAATAGCACAATGCCCCATGCGTTAATTAATAATAACAATGGTACATTTACTTTTGCACAACAAACTTATACTGACAGAGTTGCAGGTGATGAAACTACAAACCCTGCACCAAGTTTTGTTGGACAAACAATTACTAACTTAACTTTCTTTCAAAATAGATTTGGAATTATTTCTGGACAAAATTTGATTATGTCAGAAAACGGTGAGTATTATAATTTCTATGCTACAACTGGTACAGATGTTTTAGATACTGACCCTATTGATGTTGCAGCAAGTGGTACAACTGTAAACAAACTTTACAACTCTATAGATTTTAACGAACAGTTGTTATTGTTTTCTGCTGAGTCTCAATACATATTAGAATCTTCTGGTGATAGTATTACACCAACAACAGCAGTGTTATCTAAAACAAGTACGTTTTCACATGACACTAAAGTTGAACCTAAAGCGGCAGGTAAATTTGTTTATTTTGCACAAAAGAGAAATGACAAGACTGCTATAACAGAATATTTTGCTGATGATGATACACTAACTAATGATGGTTTAGATATTACAATTGGTGTTAACACTTTAATACCTAGTAATGCATATAAAATTGTTTCTAATAACATTGAAGATACAATGATTGTATTGTGTCATGATACTTTAGACACAACTAATACAGCGCCATACACACCTAGTTCAAACATTAGTGGAACTAATTCTAGCAAAATGTTTGTATATAAATATTTTTGGGATGCAGATAAAAAAGTACAATCTGCGTGGTCTACATTCACATTCTCTAACATGGAGATTGTATCGGCTGAAGCATACGATAGTTTTATTTATGTTTTAGCTAATGAAAAAACTAATTTAAAATTATTAAAAATAGATTTAAGAAATCCTAATTTTAATACTTTAGATTTTCCAATCAATATTGATTTACAAACAGATATATTAACAGGAACATACGATAGTAACACAGATAAAACTACATTTACTATACCGTATGAACACAACCAAACTTTAATAGCTATTGACGCAACTAACGGTGCAGATTTAACTATTGATAGTGAAACTGGTACAACTGTTGTTGTTCAAGGTAATCACACGTCATGTATTTTTGGAACAGTATTTGAATCTTTATATGAATTTTCAAAACCTTATGTAAGAGAGTCTGGTGCAACTGGACAAATAGCTATTACATCTGGTCGTTTCCAAGTAAGAACTATGCGTGTTGACTATCAAGACAGTGGTTTCTTTACAGCTACAGTTTTGCCTAATGGTAGAAATTTATCAACATATGAAATGACTGGTAATGTTATTAATTCAGCAAATTCAGTTATTGGACAGCCTAACATTGCAAGTGGAACATTTAATATTCCTATTCAATGTAGAAACACTGAGTTTGTTTGTAAGCTTGTTTCAAGTTCACATTTACCTTGTCACTTTATATCAGCAGAGATTGAAGGATTTTATCATAGAAGAAATAGAAGGATGTAATATGGAAAAATGCGTAAGGGAAGCAATTGTAAAAGATTGCATAGACCTAGCACCTAAAATGCGCCTAGCAGATAGGCGTGAAATAAAAGCTTCAGACAATCTAAGTCCACTAAAAGCATTAGTTCTTCCCTTCACTTATGAAGGTTCAAGAAACTACACTATCTTAGGTACAGAAGAAGAAGGAGTAATTGGAATGTTTGGCACTGCGCCATGTAAATTTGCTGAAGGCTATGGCGTTGCATGGATGTTATCAAGTGACCAACTTAGAAACCATGTAAGACAATTCTTAAAAGAATGTCCTTATTGGGTAAACGAAATGGGTAAAGGTTATAAATATCTTTATAACTTTGTAGATGAACGTAATTGGGAAACTTTAAAATGGTTACAGTTTTTAGGTTTTGAACCTAAGAAAAAGTTACCTTACGGTTATGAACAAAAAAATTTTATATTAGTAATGAAGGAGTTAAAATAATATGTGTACAGCAGAAGCTAAATTTGCGTTAGACATTGTTGGTGCAGTTGCAGACCATAACGCAAAAAAAGAACAAGCCTATAGAACTTCTGTATCAAACTTTCATGCTAAGAATGCCGCAAGTGCAGCTCTGTTTGATGACTACGGTACAATTGATAATAATAAAATAAACGCAGCCAAAGAACAAGCGGCTGAGAAATATGCAATTAAAAGAGAAAAGATTGCAGAAATGTCTAAACAATTAAATCTTAATGTTGGAAACGCTACAGCTATTTATAAAGATGTAGGCACAGACACAGATAAAGAATTTATGGATGTTAACATGGCGTTTACTAAAGACATGATGTCATTTAACAGACAAGAAAACGAAGCTTACGCTTCTTACGCAAATACAATTAACAATCTTCCAGTTCCAGTACAACCTAGTGACATGGCATTAGCAATTAACATTGCAAGTGCAGGAACAGATTATGGGGCAAATGAAGATAGAAAGTTTTTTACAGGATAACGCATGGCATATAAATCACAATACGTACCAGTAAGATTTCAAGCAACATCTACAGGTAGACCAAGAGAAGCAAAAGACTCTGAGTTAAATCAAATTTCTAATGCGCTATCTAATTTTAATAAATCTTTTAGTAATTTTACTAGTGCTTATAAAAAAGAACAACAAAACGAAGCACAAGATGTTTTTGATAATTTAAAAGCACAAGGTATTACAGACCCAGATGAAATTAAAAAATTAATTGATAATAAAGACCCAAGAGTAGCAAACTTAAAAGGTTATTATGCAAAAGCTGTTGTTGATGCTAATTTTGGATTAGCACATGCTATTGAAGATTTTAACAGTGTAGAAACAAAAGTAGCTAATATTACTGGTGGTGATGAGACTGGTGAATCTATGGCTAATTTGAATGTAGACAGTTTATTTCAAACAGAAGATGGAAACCCATTAAGAGTATTAGACACACAAACTAAATCTTACACTAGAGCATACACCGACTCCATGAACCAAATGAGATTAGATTTGGATGCTAAAGTTTCTAAAGCAAAAGGTTTGTTAATGAACAAACAAACAAACGATGCTGCATTCTTAATGATTGGTAAAGCATGGGAACAAGGTGGTGCAGACGGTTTAAAAGAATTAAGATTTGACAAAGTTGTAAGTGAAAAATTTGTTAACAAAAATGATTACGATAAAAACGTATTAAATTATTTAGAACAAAGAGCAACATTAATAGCTAACGGTGTCGTTGGTGACCCTTCTGAATTTAAAAAGATTGTAGATTATTTAAAAGGTAAAAGAGGACAAGATGGTAAAATACCTTCTTTCTTAGAAACACCTGGAACACAAGAACAAGCAACTAAAATTATTACAGCTATTACTAGTGCAGTTAATTCTGGAACTAAAAAAGTAAATGTAGAAAAAATGTTCTTTGAAGGTGTTGGACATAAAGAAATTTATAATGGTCAAAAAGTTTCTGAGTCTGATAAGAAAATAGCACAAGATAGTATCTACAATAAAATAGTAACATTGGTAGATGAAGAAGCAAAAATATGGGAAAGCAATCCTGCTAACAGAGGACAGAAATTTCCTAAAGAAGATAAAGTCAATGCTTACATAGCTTCTATTATGTCAAAAAATGCTACAGTATTTTATCCATGGAAAGAAGAATTAGAATTAGGAATAGGTTTAATTAATAACACAAACATATTTCAAGTAGACCAAGTTCCACAATTTATAAAAGCTTACAATAAATTTAAAATGTTAAAAAGATTAGGACAAGACAACAATCCTGTTGCTGACTATTTAACTGGTAAAGAAGAAATATTTTATGAAGGTGTCTTAGCATTAGAAAAGAACGGTATGGAATTAAACGATGCTGTTGCAAAAATGTGGCAAGTACAGAATGTTCCTAGTGCAGTCAAAGTATTTGAACAACCAGATGATGAAATACAAAGTGGTATAGAAGAGAAATTTAAATTTTGGTTTAAAGATGATGCTGACACTACAGCACAAGTCCAAGAAGCTATTCGTATAGCAAAAGTGTTTATGATTACTGGTGTTAATGAAACACTAGCAACACAAAAAGCAATAGACATGGTAACTAAATCTTACATAGCTGTAGATGGTATTTTATGGAACAAAAGAAAAATGCCTGGACTTGATGGTGACGCAACGTTTCACAAAGAGTTAACTCAAAAATCTATTTATCTTTCTGAAGAAGTAGCAAAAAAATCAAAATTCTATGAGCCAGAAGATTTAGTATTAGCACCTTGGTTTGGCAATATGTTTGTTGTTATGGACAGAAATACGATGGCACCGGTAAGTGTTGAAGGCAAATCTTTTGCATTTACTTACAGTGAAATATTTAACAACAATTCTAAATTTAACAAAGCTTTCTTAGATAACGCTAATTGGAACAAAGTTTTAAAAGAAAGAAACGAAAAATTATTAAAATTATACAAAGGCGAAGAGTTACCTCAATACAACGAAGTAGATGACATAAACGCTTATAACGAAATGAAAGACGGACTAAAAATAGTAAAGGAATAAATAAATGAATGAAGAATGGGTAGATTTTTTAATTGAAAAACTTGCTGAACATGAAGGCACGGAAGGTAGAAAAGTCGCTATAGAAGGGGGAGGTAGTACAAGAGGATATGGTATTACACATATAGCTGATGGTCTAAAAAAATTTTTAAGTTTTAATAAATTAAATGCTGACGAAATGTCAGACAAAGATTTAGCTAGACAAATTGTTCTTTATAATACTGAACAAATGAAAAATGACATAGGTGAAGAAACTTGGAATAGTCTTCCTAACTCTATGAAAATGATAGCTTCTGACCAATATTACAATGCAGGAAAATTATTTCCAGGTTTTAAAAGAGATTTAATTAGTGGAGATTATGAATCAGCATTAAAAAATACTTTAGATATAGTTTTAGCTAATGACCCTAAAACTGGACAAAAAGGTATTTTAAATGGTTTAATTAATAGAAGAATAGATTGGTATAATATTGCAGCTCAAGAATTAGGCATTAATACAATAAATAATTTTACTGTAAATGATTCTAGTGCTGAAGGTAAAAAGACAGCAATAAATTATAATTATTCTGATGGAAGTTCTTTTGTTATTAATAGTGCTTCTGGTATGCACAGCGCATCGCTAAAAAAAACTGACACATCTTTAATTGATAATCAGTTAAAAGCAGACGCTATACGTATGGATGGGTCTTTACCAGAAATACTTATGAACCCTAACATTGATAATCAAACTAAAGCTGACATTGT